CGCGGCGCGCTACTCCCGCCAAGCCAGACTGCGCGTGGTGTCAGAAAAAGGCTGGAGTATATGTTAATCCGACGAGCGATGATTTCAAGCGCCACCATAAGTGTGACTGTGTGTTTGAGGTGAGCGGTTATAATTCGCGCAATGGTGTGCTAAAGAATTTTAAGAAAGGATAATTATGATCGGCATAGATATTGAATTTAAGAACAGACCTAACGAGGACGGCACGCTGTCGAGCTTTACAATTAAGGATTGTTTGGTGTCGCAGACGAGTACGCCGACTGCGGCTAAGCCTGAGGTGATGGTTCATATTCCGAAGACGAGTAGCGAGACTGTCGATGGCGCGTGGTTTGACTATAAAGGACACTCGTATCACGTCGTTGGTACGACAGTACCGTTGATTAAAGAAAATACGCCGTCTAGGTGGGACAGATATTGCATCGCGCAGCGTATATATTAAGACATTCTGTTGTAGATATGTGTACAAAATGGTATAATATAGTAAATAACCAAAGGAGGGTATTATAATGATTATTCGTAACAAAGAGTCTGGCGAAACAATTGAAGTGATGGATGGCACCATTATTGCTGAATCTGCCTGGGAAATAGTGGATTCAGAGGGAGAGTCCGTAGAGGCTTCCGATGATAAAGACTCCGAAATTGAATCTGATACTGAAGTCGAAACTGAAGATGCTGGCAAAAGCAAGAAAAAGTGATATAATATAATCATTACAACGCCACGCTTGCGGCAAATGCGGATAAATAAACTATTTATTCGCATTTTTTATGGCAGAACTCAAAGACTTTACCACTAAAGAAAAATTAGCCGAAATATGGCGAGCCTTGGATATTGACGAGGAAAATCGAGCTGGGGCGCTTATTCATGCAGCATCTGCTCAGCTGCGGCTGATCGCTAAAAACAACAATATTGATCTGGATGAGATTATCGAAAACGACTCTAGTAAAGTATTTGCTGATTCGGTAGGCTTTGTAGTGTTGTCAGCCGTGAAGCGTGCCATGCTGACGCCTGCGGATGCGCCACCAGCCACTCAATGGTCGCAGTCAGCAAGCCCATATTCAGAAAGCATGACATTTACTAATCCTGCTAGCGACTTATATTTTAAGAAAAGCGAACTACAGATGTTGGGGTTGAATAAGATATCTGGTAAATCGCAGATTGGCATATTGAGGGGAGTTAGGTGATGATACTGGATAACTGGAAATGGGTTTATTCACAGCTTAATAAATCGGTTGGTAAATATCCGTTCTATGAGGGTACATTCAGCTACAGCGACTATGAGACGAGTAAAATTGCACGATCAATCGCTAGGCAGCATGTCGGCTGGGGCAGGCGTGCTGTTGAGATGCGCGCAAACAAAACGCGGTTTGATAGGTTTGAGAATGACACTATCGGGCTGAATGAGATATTGGATGAATATAAGGTCCGCGAGGCGTTTGATAATCTTAAAGAGGATATTCTGGTATGTGGTATCGGCTTTTTGGCTCTGGCGGGCGACAAGGTGATGCCGTTTACGGCGCTGGAGGCGACGGGCGTGTACGATTGGTATACGCAAAACTTGAAGTCTGGCGTGGCGGTGTTCCGCCGCAGTAGCACACCGAGCGTTATTGATGGTCCCGACAGTTATATGCAATTCTTTAGTGACAAGACTATGGTGTGTGAGGACGATACTCTGAATGAATACGATAATCGCACTGGACGACCGCTGATGACCATGTTGACACACAAGGCAACGACGCGCCAGCCGTTTGGTAGGACGGTGTTGGTCCGGTCATCTCGCGATGCATTAATTGACGCTAGCCGTACAGTTCGACAGGCTATTGTTGCGGCGTACCACTACAACACTAAAGTCGACATTCTATTGGGTGTCGATAACGAGACAGACGTTGACGTTATTAAGTCTCAGACAGGCGATATCCTAAAAATTACGTCGAACGAGAACGGTCAGATACCGCAAGTGGCGCAGTTTGCACAGCACGCTATGGCACCGTTTAACGATTCGCTGCTGATGTCGGCGCGCAATTTTTGTGCTGATACGAAGCTGTCGTTGAATAATCTGGGGCTGTCAAGCAACGCGCCGCAGTCGCCTGAATCGCTGGAGATTGTCGGCGATGACCTGCGAGAAGCGATCATTGAGTGGCAGAAAGAAATCGGTAATCAGCTTAAGCACTTCGCAATGACGTTATGGATGTACAAGAATAACGTGACGAAAATAGACGATAATTTACGGCAGAAGCTTGACGCTATTTTACCGGTATGGTTGCCAATTTATCGGTCTGACATTAGTAAGTTTGGTGACGGCTTGAATAAGGTGGCGCAGGTAGCACCGGGAATCGTGATGCAGCGGTCGGTGTGGCGTAATGCAGGATTATCGAGTAATGAGATTGATCAAGTTATCACGAGCATCGTTGATAATTTACAGAACGATTCAAAAACTAAATAAATACTATGATTATGGCTTGTGATTTTGTAAAGTATGTATTATAATATGGATACGTATACTTTTGACGGAGGGAATAAAAGGGTGACATATTACACCAAAAACGACGCAGGCGAATTTACAGAAGTCAACACAGACGATATGTTCAAAGAACGCCACGAACGCTGGGTCAAGAACGAATCGGCAAAGATTCGCGAAGACGTAGAAAAATCAGTGCGTGACGAACTTACGAACACTATCACTGAAAAGGCTGAGAAAGACGCTAAGGAAAAATATCAACCTCAGATTGACGATTTGACGTCGAAGAACAAAGATTTAGAGACGACAATTCGACAGAAGACCATTGCCGCTGAGTATGGCTTCAAGCCTGGCACTGAGAAATATCTTGGTACTGGCACTGATGAAGATATGCGCAAAGAAGCTGACAACTTGAAAGAGAAGTTTGGCGGCGGAGCAACCGCACCGAACCGACAGCAACCAGGTAAAGCTAGCGCGATTCAGACGCGTACAGGTGTAAAGGTTACGATCTAATTAACCTAACTATTATCCAAGGAGGGTAATATTATGGCAGTAACTGATCTGCACACACTTGATATTGCTGAGCCGCTTGATAAGATGTTCTCAACTGGCGGCACTTTCTCAGGAGCTGTATTGTCTTTAGTTCCTGAAACACCGACTATTAATATTGGCGAAAACAAGCCGTTTGTGATGGAAGGTCGCGCTCGCGGTGCGCTTGTCCACGAAGGCGGTGCGAAGCCTGACAACGGACGCAAGGTAGTATCTAAGCCGTTCACGACAGCGAAGTTGGTCTATTCGCAGCGCGTCACTGAAGAGTTTATGCGCTGGACAGAAGCAAAACAGGCTGACTTTATTAGCCGCCTAGTTGACAACTGGCTGACGAAGTCTCTAGGGTTAGACCTGGATACTATTGTGCTACATGGTATGAATCCGTCTACTGGCACAGTTGACACTGAGCTAACTACCTACATGACTAAAGCTGGCTCAAGCATTCTAGTTCCAACAACTGGTACTACTGCGACAACTCTTGATACAGACTTTGCTACGGCTGTAACAGAGCTGGCGGAACAGAACATCAACGGTGTGGCTATTTCAAGTGATGCATCCAAGCTACTTTCGACAGTTATCGAGGGCAATCAGAAGAAATATCCAGAGTTGGGTGTGTTCGGCTTGAGTGGTAATATGTTGGCTGGAAAACCTGCTGCAACATCACCAGAAGTTGCGCGTGACAAGAAAACTAAGCTGGTGCTTGGTGACTGGAGTCAATTGCTTCTCGGCTTCGCTGGAATAGCTGAATGGCGCGTTCACACAGCTGGTGACTTTGATAATACAGGCAAAGACTTGGCTGGATACAACCAAATTGGTATCCGCATGGAGCTGCCGTTTGGCTTCCAGATTTTGGACACTAAGGCGTTTGCTGTTGTAAAGGCGGCGTAACATGGGCAACGACAAGAGCAATATTGCGATCGGTCTGCCTAACCCGAAAGGTGCTCTATACTGGGCGCCTCTGGGTACAACGCTACCAACCGACGCCATCACGCCGCTCGCAAGCGAATTTGTGAATCTGGGTTATGTGACTGAAGATGGTTTGACTTCAACAACGGCAGAAGAGGGGGACGACATTAAAGCCTGGGGTCCTGAGACTGTCGCCCGCAACCAGACAAGCTACGGACGTAACTTTACGTTTAATTTGCTAGAGTCATCGCGCGTATCAGTCTTGCAGTTCCGTTATGGTAAGGGCAATGTCAAGATTGAAACTGATGGCGCAATCACCATTGATGACACTGGTGAAATCTTACCTCACGGTGTGTTTGTCTGCGAAACTATCGAGACTAACAGTGGCGGAGTTAGACGTCACCGTCAAATTCTAGGCGACGCACAGTTTACTGATCGCTCTGGTGACATGACGTTCAACAACTCAGATGCTATTACTGTGCCGGTATCTCTGACTGCGTATAAGTTTGCGGACGCCGCCGGCAAATTGGTGTATGTAAAGGAGTACTACTCTAAGAAATCCTAGAGACTGGGAAGAGTACACGCAGAAAAACGACTTGCAAAATAGTCGTTTTTTTGTTATAATATATATCACGTAATTCTTATGGAGGGATAATATGGCGAGTGAGCCAAAAAAGACAATTGAACTTTGGGATGGATACACCGTTGATGTCAATATGCAGCTGATGGACGACTTTGATTTCATTAGTGACTTATCTGAAGCGCATCGAACTGGCAATATCTCTGAGCTAGTGACTATGTACATGGCTTTGATTGGCGGCGATAAGGTTTATGATGACATCCGTGCTTATATCGAGAAAGAATATGGTTACTTCTCGCAGAAAGCGCTACTAGAGATTACGGCGAAGGTGGACGAATGTTTCCCAAAAGCTGGCAATCGAGCGCAGCGGCGTTCGTGGAAGAATTTAGTCTAGTTGAAGCTGATTTCCAACAGTATTACCATCTGAACTTATTAGAAGCTTGCCCGATTGCCGACGGACGTCGAAGCGGTTTCTTACGCTATGCTAGGCTATTTGAGAATTTGCCAGTAGAAAGCAGGATTTTTCGCAAGCTAGTGCCAGCAGCTAGCTGGACATGGCACGACGAAACGTTGAGCCAAATACTACAAGAGCTGAATATACTCACAACATTGACTTATAATATGAATAAGCGCAAAACTGCTAAGCCTGCTAAAGCTATGAAGAAGTTTGAGCCAGAGTATGTTGCTGAAATGCGCAAACAGCTTGATAAAGATCGTAAGAAGCAGCAAGCGGAAGAACAGGATGACTTAAAAGATTTATGGCAACATCTGAACCCGAACGCGCAATATCAGGACTAGCTGATCAGTTTATCAAGAGCCTTAGCAATTTCAGCGTCGGTGAAGTTGATCGTTGACTTTTTCTTAATAAACAAACGCAAACTGCGAACGACGTCAGGTGATTTGATAGCTTTTCTCATATTGTCTTCGGTCAATGCATCAAATCGCTTCCAGTACTTATCCAGATCGCCTTTTAATACAGATTTCTTAGTAAGATTGACCAGGTGCTTAGCAGCAGTGCGGATTGTTGACAGATTTGTCAGGTCGTATGCGAAGATACGCTGCGAGCGAATTGGCTTCTCAAAAATGACACGGTGCAACTCAATACAGCGACCATTTGTCAGAATGACCCAGTCAACACCTTCGTTTGAGGCATAGTCAACCGCTTGTTTTAAGTGTCGTTCATTTAGATCAATAGATGTTGCTTTGGCTTCAACAATAAAATGAATCTTCTTGTTTAATTGTACGACATAATCAACGTAGGTACCGCGTATCATGTGTTCAGTCTTTATTTCGTCAATTAACGTGTATCCAAGCACGGTGCTGAGTAAACTATTGACCATTAATCGCGCTGTCGATTCATCAGCGTTGAGGTTTTCCTTTTTTGTTAAGTATTTTTTGCGATATTCGCGTAATGCTTTTTCACAAGCTTTCTCTTGAAACTCTGTAGACATAAATATCCTCTTTTATCTTAAAACTTGCATTTATTGTAACAATAGTATACTCAAAATGCAAAATAATATACTATGTGATAGTATGTAGATATGTCAAATGTAGATTTTATTCTTGATAAATCTGGCGGCGCGGACATACTTCGTAACAATCCAGGCATAGCGCAGATCCAGATGCAGAACATGAATCGTATTATGGATACAGTGAGAGCGCAATTTGTAGTGGAGTTTGGTTTTGAGGGCAACTTTGAGCTTATGACAGAGCCGACAGCATTTCGTCAACGAGTGATGATTAAGGCTGCTGACAAGCGGACTGCTGGCGCGTTGAAAACTAAGCCAGGCTGGCTGGGGTCTTTTGTCAAAAACCTTAGCATATGATATAATATAATCATTACAACGCCACGCTTGCGGCAAATGCGGATAAATAAACTATTTATTCGCATTTTTATGGCAACTTCAATCGGTACAGCATGGATTCAGATAAAGCCCTCTCTCAAAGGGGTTTCTAACGACGTCAAGAAAGCACTTGGTGACGCTAGTGATGGCGTCAGCAATAACTTTGGCTCTAAATTTAAGAGCAGTTTTTTGGCATCATCTAAAGCGGCTTTTGGTGAGGCGTTTTCAGAGTTTGGCAAACGGTCTGATGAAGCGTTCTCTAAATTTAAGTCACTAGCAGCTGGCGCGATGGTCGGACTGGGAGGTATTGCTACATATGCTGTTAAGCAATTCGCTGAGTATGAGCAGCTCGTTGGTGGCGTGGAAACACTCTTCAAGAAGAATTCGGGTGAGGTAGTCCAATACGCTAAGAATGCATACAAAACAGCTCAGTTATCGGCTAATCAGTATATGGATACTGTCACGAGTTTTTCCGCGTCGCTGTTACAGGGGTTAAAGGGCGACACCGCTAAAGCCACGAAGATAGCAGACATGGCTATCACTGACATGGCTGACAATGCAAATAAAATGGGTACGTCGATGGAATCAATTCAGTACGCATATCAGGGATTTGCAAAGAACAACTATACCATGCTCGACAACTTGAAGCTGGGTTATGGTGGTACTGCAAGTGAGATGGCACGCCTTATCAACGATAGTGGTGTGATGGGTAAGACGTTTAAGGCGACAGCTAAAAACGTCAGCAGTATTCCGTTTGATAAGGTTATCGAGGCTATACATAATATTCAAACCAAGCTTGATATTACTGGAACGTCGGCTAAGGAGGCGTCATCGACTATTAGCGGTAGCTTTAATGCTGCTAAAGCCGCTTTTGATAATATGCTGACGTCATTAGCTGATCCAAACGGTAATTTTGAAGAGTCGTTCAATATATTTCTAGCCAGCGCAAAACAATTCTTACAGAATTTGGCACCGGTCATAAAAAGCATGCTGAAGACTGTTTTTGAGGAGATTAAGAAGCAATCGCCAGAATTAGCCCAGGGATTAAAAGACGCTGTGGATACAATTCGCAAGCTATTTGACTTTGCTAAAAACAATCCAGAGCTAATCGCTAATATTGTAAAGTTGGCTGTTGGATTCAAGGCTTTGCAGATAGCTACAGGCGGTGCGCGCTCGGCGCTTGATACATTAAAGCCGTGGGCAAAACTAGGTAAGGGTATTTTCACTGGCGTCACCGGCGGCGCTCAGACGTTGATAGGTAAATTCAAAGATCTGAAGGCTGCTAAAGGTTCAGTTGATGCTGTGACGAAAACAATGGAGGGCGCAGGCAGCGCAGTCGGCACATCTGCTGACACGGTAGCTGGTGGCGTAGATAAGTTATCGTCTGCGGTAAAAAAATCGCCTAAGGAGTTCACTTTTGGTAAGAGTATGGCTAACTTCTTTAAGGAGATGGGAACTTTGGCTGGCGGAGCTGTGCAGGGCGCATGGAAGCCAGTGACAGAATTCTTCAAAGGTGCAGGCGAGACTGTTGCTGGATTCTTTAAGGCTTTGGCGTCACCGGATGTGCTGGTGGGTGTGCTGTCATTCACTGCAGCCGCTGCCGGTGTGGCAGCCGCAATCCTGTTGATTGGCGGAGCTTTGGGTATCGTATCGCCAGGGC